ACATTTGCTTTTCCACCGCCGGTTGTGCTTGCAAATTCTGTAATTGTAAGTCCAGATAGTCCGTACATCACACCTAACAACAATTCGCAGATTACAATTAGTCCTTTAGCATCCTTCAAAATTATCATTGTTGCCCCATTATTTGACAATGAAGGCAATTTGAATGGCATAGAAGATTTTGTAGTTCGAGTGTTTAATCTCCTCGCTGCATCTTCTTTGACTTATAATATAGGCGCAGTCAGCGCACCTAGCGTTCTCGATGCGGCATCAGGTCAACTTTTGTCGTGCGAGATTTCCGTATCAATTCTAACAAGTTGGAGTTAATCATGTCCGATAACGACAAAGCAAACGCAGAATGGCTCGTGCGAATCGGTCAAACTGCAACAGCACCAAAACCAGTCACTAAGAAAGATGAGGAATAAAAATGGCACAAGGCTTAACAAATAAGGTCGGTTTCAAAGTAGGTACAACAGACCCTGCCTCAATCGATCTTAGCGCGTATGTAACAAATTTCACTTTAACGCGATCAGTTGATAGCTTGGAAACAACTGCGATGGGCGATACAGGTCATCGTTATGTTGCTGGACTCCAGAACAATTCTATTACGGTTGACCTGATCAATGATGACGCTGCATCAGCAGTTCTCCAAACAATGAACACACTATTTGCTACTAACGCTTACTTTAAGTGTGCGCTAGATAAAGCATCCAGCGGATCAGCTGCAAATCCATTTTACAGTGGTCTGATTTTGGTTGACTCAATTACTCCAATTAACGGAGCAGTTTCTGATCTCGGTATGCAGAGCCTGACTTTTCAAGTATCTGGAGCAATTACAGTAGCTACAACAGGTTCATTCTAAACAACTAACAAAGGGGCAAAACATGGCACAGTTAAAGATCACTTTTACAGATGGTAAGCAGGTTATGGGAGAAGTATCTCCTATGATTGAATATCTATTTGAGCAACATTACAAGATTGGTTTTCACAAAGCCTTTCGCGAAATGGAGCAACAGACGATGGTCTACTACCTTGCTCATGAAATTACTAAAAGAAGTGGTGAAGCTGTAGATGCAAGGTTGGAAACTTTTATCGGTACGCTAAAGAGCGTAGAGGTATTAGATTCAGACCCTTTAGCTTAAAGCGCGATCTCCCATTCACCTACCTTATTGCTCGCCTGAGTATTAGGTTAGGGATCGCGCCACAGCAGTTATTAGATTTAGACCCAATAATGCTAGAAGCCTTGTTGCAGGGTCTTAGAGACGAGACGAAGGAGATCAACGATGCCAGTAGAAGCAAAGGGCGTCATTGAACTTCGTAGAGCGTTAAATAAATTTGCTCCGGATCTTGCAAAAGAATTGACTAAAGAAATCACTGCTTCTCTCAAAGTGATTCAAAAGTCTGCCAGAGGCTTTGTGCCTAATTCAGCTCCGGGTGGTCTTTACAACTGGAATGAAAATTCTAGTGGGCGAAAGATTACTGCCAAGACTTCTATGTTTAGAACCTTTAACACAGAAGGTCGATTGCGCATGTTCCCACTCTATGATGCAGCTACTATTAAAAAGGGTATTGTCTATCGCACAGGATATGGCAAGCCTAACTCTAAAGGTTTCAGATCTTTATTCCGCATCAAAAGCATGTCTGCTGCCGGTGTTATTTATGAGAAGGCTGGGCGTCTAAACGATCACAGCAAAAGTCGTAGCAATAACCCTAATGCCGGTGAGTTCTTTACGAGTCGCATGGGCGCACTTTATGGTCGCAAGCGTGATGGTCAAGATATGCGCGGTCGTGTCCTGTATCGTGCATGGGATGAGGACGAGGGCAAACAAACAGCAGCGATCTTTAAGGCAATCGATACAGCCACAGACAAGCTCAATAAGCGTTCAACAGTTAGCAGTGTAAGGGAATCAGCATGAGCAACATTGTCATTGATATTGCCGCACAGTTCACTGGCAAGAAATCCTTTACTGATGCAGACAGAGCTGCACAGAAGTTAAACAAAACAGTCAAGAACCTTGCTGGGGCTTTTGGTGTTACTTTTAGTGCTAGGGCTTTTGCTAATTATAGCAAGATGGCTGTTAAGGCTTTTGCAGAAGATGACAAGGCAGCACGAACCCTTACAAAGACCCTTAACAATTTGGGGCTTGCTTTTGCAAATACTGAAGTTCAAGATTTTATTTCGGATTTAGAAAAACAATTCGGGGTTCTGGATGACTTTCTTCGTCCTGCCTATCAGAAGTTAATTACCACTACTGGAGATTATCGGAAGTCACAGGATCTATTAAGAGTTGCTCTGGATCTATCCGCACAAAGCGGCGAGAGCGTAGTTTCTACATCTAATGATCTGTCTCAGGCACTTGTCGGTAATATGAAGGGTTTAAGGAAATACGGATTAGGTCTGACTACTGCCCAACTGTCAGCCATGTCCTTTGAAGAAGTATTGGCTAGAATTACAAAGATCAGCAAGGGTCAGGCTGCTTTAGCTGCTGATACTTATTCTGGAAAACTTGACAAGTTAAAAGTCGCAGGTGCTAATGCCTCAGAAGTCTTAGGCGGAGCATTGCTAGATAGTTTTATCAAGTTGTCAGGCGGAGATGTTGACAATGCAACTTCAAAGATTGAAACATTTTCTACCACTTTAGCCAAGTTGCTTAGACTGCTCACAGGCGCTGACAGCATGCAAGAACTGTTTAGCAAGGTAGATTTCAAATATGGATTTATTCCTACTGATCGTAAGGTTTCGACTAATCGATCAGCAAGTCCAGCAGGCACATTTATGCGCAATGCAGCTGAGATCAAGGCTGCTGCTGCTGCCAAAAAGTTAGCAGATGAGCAAAATGCTGCACAAAACAAATTGCTTAAAACACAGCAGGAATTGTTAAAGTTAAATAAGGCTAAGGCTATCTTTGACCTACAGAAGATCCAGATTGAGGCTGCATTAAAGGGTAAGATCTCAGAAGAAGATCGCATCCGCTTGAAGCTAATGAAGGCTATTGAAGATGAAAACATCAGTGACATTGAGAAATATACAAAGATGCTTGATGAAGCCCAAAAGAAAACGAGAGAATTACAGAATCTTCTTAATGGTATAAAAGGAACTAAACTTGATGGACTATTGGGTGCGACAGACGATCCATTTGCATCATTTAGAAAAAGTGCTGAAAGTGCACAAACGAGCGTTGCACAGATTATTGCAGAAGTAACAAAATTGACTGGGGTTGCTTTCACAAATCAAATTGCGATGACCTCATTTGCACAAGGAATCAATGCTGGACTATCAGTTCCTGCTGCATTATCTGGGGCGCGTTATGCAGCACAGGGAGCAGCAGCAGCAGGCGTCACAACCATTAACAATGTAACAGTTGATGCGACCAATAATGATCCAGAGGCGATTGCCAGAGCCATTCAAGATGCCCTTAGAAACTCTCGTGAACGCGGCACAGCTCAAAATGGAATCCTTGAGCCAGTATGACAGCATGGATTCCTGAATGGCGAATCACTGTTGGCTCAACGGTTTACACAACTGTTCAACAGGTTAATCTTACTACTGGCAGAACTGACATCAATCGTCAATGCCAAGCAGGTTATGCTCGCATGGAGATTGTCAATACAACAGGTGTTGACTTTGACATCGATGTTACAGATTCGCTAACCCTAGAACTTAAAGACAGCGCAGGTACTTACATACCTGTATTCGGTGGCACTGTCTCGGATTTTTCAATATCTGTTAAGTCTCCCAGCAATGGCGGTTATGTAACTATGGGCAGCCTTCTAGCTGTAGGTGCACTGGCTAAATTACCTAAAGCCATCTATACAAGCGCGGTCAGTGAAGCCCTTGATGGCGCACAAATCTCAGTTATCTTGCAGGACTTACTTATCAATAACTGGAACGAAGTAGCACCGGCATTGACATGGGCAACCTACGATGCAACTACAACATGGGAAAATGCTGAAAATGTTGGACTTGGCGAGATTGATGCAGGCGTCTATAGCGTGATTGCTTTAGGAGCCGAGGATCGCAATACTGAGACTACTGTTTACCAGATTGCTAATAGTGCTATCGGTCAGATCTATGAGGACAAAGAAGGTCGTATCTCCTATGCCGATCAAGATCATCGAGAAGATTACCTTGCCGCTAATGGCTATACACAAATAAACTCTACTTACGCCTATCCTTCAAGCATCAAGACCATCTTGCAGATCGGTAAGATCTCCAATAGCCAGATTGTTAATTATGGCACTAATTACAATAGCCAGATCTCTGAATCAGATGATGACTCTATTGCTAATTATGGGCGTTACCAAAAGCAATATGACTCCAATATTAAACACACAGTCGATGCAACAGCCATTCTCAATCGCGATCTTATCCTTAGAGCTACGCCACGCACACAGTTAGATGCCATAACCTTCAGACTTGATAACTCAGATATGCCAAGTGCTACTA